TGCGAACGATGGGACGACATCACCATAGACGAATACGAGCCACACTGCCCCGTCATCAAGATCGGAAGAGCACACGTCTGAACACCAAAAAGGAACCACAATGACAGACCACACCGACTACGAGACGCGACGAGCCATCGTCAACGCCATCATCAACGAAACAAAAGACCACGGCGACGCCATCCGACCACTCAACTGCGAACGATGGGACGACATCACCATAGACGAATACGAGCCACACTGCCCCGTCATCACCGGTGAAATCATCATCGACCTCTACGACCTCGCGGACCTCATCCTCGACTCGTCAAGGAAGCGCATAAATGACCAGTCAGACGTGAATGCAATCGAATCCTCAGGGAACTGGAGGCAGACAAATGAACGGTATCAGCCAGTTCTTGACCCTGCTTGCGGCGGGCGAATGTTCTGGTTCGACAAGTCAGACAGCCGTGTGCTCTTCGGTGACGTACGCGACGAAAGTTGGGAACTATGTGACGGACGCAGATTCGATGTCAAGCCGGACATGCTGATGGACTACCGCGATCTGCCGTTCCCCGACGAGACGTTCCGCATGGTCGTGCTCGACCCACCGCACCTGCGCAATGCGGGAGAGACGAGCTACATGGCGCAGAAATACGGATGCCTCGACCAAGAGACATGGCAAACAGACATCAAGACCATGTTCGGCGAGTGTTTCCGCGTCCTGAAAGAGCATGGCGTGTTGATCTTCAAATGGAATGAGACACAGATACCCGTCTCTCAGATTCTCAAGCTCACCACATGCAAGCCGCTTTTCGGCAACAAACAGCCGAACCGCACCGGAACACATTGGATTGTTTTCATGAAGGAGACGCAATGACCTTTGATTTTAGCAACACGACACCGAACCCGCCCAGACCACCGATCATCATCCCCTACGGCGACACCCCGTACGCCCTGCAACTCACCAACGACGGCGGCACAAAACTCATACAACTCAACACCACCGGCCACACCACGCTCGCCACACTCAAACCATCGCAAACAGAAACGTTCGCCTACCGCCTCCAAGACGCCATAGGAGCAACCAGATGAACAACGCTGACGGAGCCATCGCGACCCTGCTCAGAACAGCCATCAACCACCGGCTCGACGGGAACACGAAGGCATACCACCGAACCCTCAACACGATACGCCTCGCCATCGAAGCCAACATCCCCAAACCAGAACAGATACCACTCGAGGACACCAAATGAACAGGAAAACCCGCAAACCGAACTACACGCTCCGCCGCATCAAGACGCTAATCGCCATCATCGCCTGCACCGCGTCGGCGACCCTGCTGGTCACGTGGCGGACGGCGGACTCGCAGACCGCCACCATCCTCGCCGTCATCATCTACCTGCTGACCGGCCTATGGCTGACCGTACGGTTCGCCCCACGCGAATAAAGACTTCCCACGCCAGCCACTCAGCCCCACCCACTCGTCATGGTGTGGCACACAACTTGCAACAAGCAAAGGGAAACAATGAGCACGATACGCTACATCAGCCTGTTCAGCGGCATCGAAGCGGCGACAGTGGCCTGGCAGCCACTCGGATGGGAGCCAATCGCATACGCCGAAATCGAACCGTTCCCCAAAGCGGTACTCAAACACCATTATCCAAACGTTCCGGACCTGGGAGACGTGACCAAAGTTGACTGGAAACAATACCACCATGCGGCAGATGTCGTTGTGGGAGGAAGCCCCTGCCAAGCCTTCTCGATCGCCGGCCTCAGGAAGGCTTTGGACGATCCACGCGGCCAGCTCATGCTCGAATATCTCCGAGCTTGCGCAGAGATTGATCCGGAATGGATCGTCTGGGAGAACGTGCCCGGAGTACTGTCGGCTGAACACGGACGGGCTTTCCAGTCGCTCCTTGAAGCCGTGGCCGAACTCTGGCCTGATGGGGGGGCGGCATGGAGAGTGCTGGACGCTCAGTTCTTCGGTGTGGCCCAACGACGCGAGCGTGTGTTCCTTGTCGTCAACACTAGAGACTGGCGACGTGCCGCCCCGGTACTTTTTGAGCGCGAAAGCCTGTGCTGGGATCATCCGTCGAGCAGAGAGAAGAGGAAAAGCCTTGCCGGAGGAACTGCTGGCGTTGCTGAAAACGCAGATGCAAACGACGGATGCAGTACGCCGGTGATAAAAGCGTTCAAATGGAATCAAGGTGCGAAAAGCCGAAGCTTGGCGATTGGTGAAGTGAGTCCCACTCTCAGCACCGAACATAATCCAGCCATCTACTGCTATGGCTCGACGCAGGCGAACAGCGCCAGAGAGGTGGACATGTCATCAACATTGACGGCCCATGCCGCCAAAGATACGCCAATCGTCTTTCCGACAAACGATGAACGCATGACGGTTCGCAGGTTAACTCCACTGGAATGCGAACGGCTCCAGGGATTCCCGGACGGGTGGACGGACATCCCATGGAAAGGCAAGAAGCATTCACCGGACAGTCCACGTTACAAGGCGTTGGGGAATTCAATGGCCGTCCCGGTCATGAGATGGATCGGTGAAGGAATTCAACTCGTCGAAGACAACAAGGAACTTTTCAAGAAGGAAACCACATCATGAACGAAAACAAACCACAGGCGGCAACATGGGCGCTCGGCCTCAACATCGACCCCTCCGACCCAGTGTTCATCGCCGCACTCGACATGCCGCTGGACGCATTCAAAGGCGGCCTGATCAGCGTCACCCTGGCCGCCAACATGGACGAGGCCACCGCACTCGCCGCCAGAATCGCTTGCCAGTCCATCGACAAGGCGCTCAGACGTCACCTCGAACGCGGAGGCGACAACGACACTCCGGAAATGCTCACCGGCATCCACATCGGCCCGATGGGCGACATTCGGGACGCCCGGCCATGACCGACCTGCTCACGCCACCGAAGGCATGACGCCAGAACAAATTCTTCCCATGCGCTTAGTGCGATTGGCGTATGGGACTTCGGGTGGAACGGCACGACAGGAACCGTCCACCGGCATCGTACGGGCTTTTGAAACCATTCCCCCATACGAAGCCGGAAGCTTAAGGGCACCGAACACGGTTCCGACCGGCGGGTTCGACTCCCGCACCACCCACGCAAACCATCAACAGATCGGAGAACACCATGGAAAACAACAACCCAGCACGTCTCGGCAAAGGCCAGACGTACTTCATCGACCGATACTGCCCGCCCGACGACCATGAGTGACGATCTGCTCACGCCCTCCGAATTGGCCGTCATGCTCGGCATGAGCGCACGCACCCTTGCCAACTGGCGGTCTAACGGCAAGGGCCCGCCATATTTGAAGATCGGCGTGGAACCGCCCGAAGGCCATCAGGACAGGCGCAAAGTCAGATACCAGCGTCAAACCGCGGAACGGTGGGCTTTGGCGCACAAGTACCAGAGGACGGTGGCGAGATGAGAAACGGCATGTTCGTTCCAACGACACGGATTAAAAGCAGTCCAGACGTCAAAAAACGACGGGAAAGCACGCTTCGACACCGGCAAGCCGACCCTCACGCAGCAGGGAATCGACGTGGACAAGCTAATCCGCGACAACCACGAGTTCATCGAAAACGTAAGGAAAGGAACACGTTGAAACACGAATACACGGACGGCGAACTCGCCGAACTGAAAAGCATTTACGACGAGTCAGGCAAAGCGGGATTAAGCCGTGACGAAATGCGAGCCATGCGCAAAGCCGGACTCGTCGCACAAACCACCCAAAACACAGTAAAGGCACCAGACACCATGACCGCCACCACTACTCCAGTCCAAGAACGGAAGCCCACGACTCCGGAGAACCCACGCGCCGTCATCGCGAACGCGCTGGTCGGCATCTACGACTCCATCTCGGCATTGCAGCGTGCCGCATACCATGCCAACGACAAGGTCGTCTACATGTTCGCCACCAAGCTGCTGAACAGCGAATTGATGGATTTGAAAGCCAACTACAGCAAGGATGCGGCGAGATGAGACTCAATTTCAATAGCAAGGATGGTGTTTTCACCATCAAAGCCGCAAACGAAGAGGAAAAACACCAGCTCAAAACGTCGGCGGTCGCCATCTGCAATCTCATCATCGATTTTTTCGATGGTGAAATCTTGGAAGAGAAAGTGACGAAGGAATGAAGCGTATCCCACTCAAGGACACGGAACGCTACACGGTCGAGCGGTTCAGGCAGTGCAAGAAGACGGAACGTCATCTCGCGTGGTTGAAGAGTCGTAAGGCGGGTGTGGGCGGGTCTGACATGAGCACGATCCTCGGCCTTAACGCTTACAAAACGCCTTACGAATTGTGGCTTGAGAAGACCGGCCGTGTGGAACCGGAGGATATTTCCGACAAGTGGGCAATCGTCAAGGGCAACGCCTTGGAGAACGAGCTCAGGAAGCGTTTCCGTGCCAATCATCCGGAGATGCTCGTCACGGACGGCACCGACAAGCAGTTCATCGCCCGCGAGAGGCCATACCTGCGCGCGTCTCTTGACGGCATCCTGCAAGGTGAGGACGGGAGTTTCGGGATCCTCGAAATCAAGACTGCCGGCAATCGTCGAGCGGGGGACTGGCATGACGAGGACGGCAACCTCCGAATCCCGCCATATTACTTGGCTCAAGTCGAGTTCTATGCGCTCGTCACTGGATGGACATGGGGCTACGTGTACGCGGCCATCGGAGACGACGAGCCGGTAGAGATCCCGTTCGAGGCCGACGTGGAGGATATGGCCGCGATCGACAAGGCCGCATCCGACTTCTGGCATTTCGTCACCACCGACACGCCACCGCAGCTCACCACAGGCGGGGACGTGCAGAAGGCGTTCCCGGAACCCACGCCGGACATCGTGGACGAAAGCGACGATGACGACCTGTACGACCTGCTCGCAAGATACGAGAGCGCCACCGGAATACTCCATGACATGAAGGCCGCTCAGAAGGAATTGCAGGAGCAGATCATCCTGCGCATCGGCTCGCATACGGGCGTGCGCTGCGGCAACCTCCAAGCCACCTACAAGCCGACGACCCGCAAGGAATACGTCATCAAAGCCACCACATACCGCAAATTCACATTCAAATCTACCGAAGAAAAGGAGCAATAATCATGGGACAGATCGCACAGCAGGCGCAAGGCCGGCAGATGGTCGAAATGACGCCGAAGAAGAACCTCCAGATGCTGATGCGGAAAAGCTGGCCGCGCATCGCCAGCGTCGTCGGCAACAACATCAGCCCCGACCGCCTCTACCAGATGTGCGTGTCCGCGATCAACAAGACGCCGAAACTCGCGGAATGCTCGCCGCAAAGCGTGCTCTCATGCTTCATGACCTGCAGCGCGCTCGGGTTGGAACCGTCCAACGTGGACGGATTGGGACGAGCCTACGTGCTTCCCTTCTACAACAAGAAATCCGGCGTAATGGAAGCCACGTTCATCATGGGCTACCGTGGCATGATCGACTTGGCGCGGCGTAGCGGCCAGCTCGTGGACATCAGCGCCCGAGCCGTACACCAGGGAGACGAATTCTCATACTCGTATGGTCTGGACGAGGAGCTGCACCACGTGCCATGCGCCAACCCCGGCGAACTGACCCACGTGTACATGGTCGCGCATTTCAAGGACGGCGGACACTACTTCCTCGTCCTTAACCGTCAGGAGATCGAGCAGGCGAGGGCACGCAGCAAGAGCGGCAACTTCGGCCCGTGGAAGACCGATTACGAGGCCATGGCGAAGAAGACCGCCATCCGTCGCGCCGCCCCATACCTGCCTTTGACCGTGCAGGCGCAGACCGCCGCCTCCAATGACGACACCACGCCTGACTACAGCGACGTGTTCCAGCCGGTGCTCGATGACGATAATGCGGAAGAAGCCGATGACGTGACCGCCGAAGTCATGGAAGCGGATACGCCGGAGGATACCGAAGCCGACGCGAAGGAGGCTGAGTGATGGCAGGGGAGACCGTTATCACGATCGTCGGCAATCTGACCGCCGACCCGGAATTGCGCACGACCCGCAATGGCAGTGCGGTGGCGAATTTCAGCATCGCCGCAACGCTGCGAACGTTCGACAAGCAGTCGAACCAGTGGATTGACGGGGATGCGCTCTTCATCCGCTGTTCTGCTTGGCGTGACCTCGCCACTCATTGCGCGCAGAGTCTAGCGAAGGGCATGCGTGTGATCGCGCAGGGCATGCGTGTGATCGCGCAGGGCAGGCTTACGCAGCATTCGTGGGAGGACGAGCAGCATCAGAAGCGTTCCGCCGTGGAATTGCAGGTGGATGAGATCGGCCCGTCCCTGCGTTATGCGACCGCTCAGGTGCAGAAGATGCAGTCAGGCGGATACCAGGGCGGCAACGCCAATGGTGGCGGCTATCAGCAGCCGCAGCAGGCGCGGCAGCAGTCGCAGGCTCCGGCCGATGACCCGTGGGGCGCGCCGGCCGGAGAGCCTGACTTCTGATGATGCGCGAATGGATAGAGCCGCCGGACGTCGAGCCGGTCTGCCCGAGGCATGGGTGCGCGTTGTATCCGGCGCGCCCCATCCCATGCCCCGAATGCGAGCTCGAAGCCGAGGAAGAGGAGGCCGACCATTATGAGAGAGATTGACATCGCGATCAGCAGGCAACTGTGGTGGACGCAGAACCGTCGAAGCAGCAGCTGGGCGGTGCCATACGCCAAGAAGAAGCGGGTCAAGGACGCCGCCCGCATCACCTTCCGCAGTCTCATCAACGCCGGCAGACTCACGCGCCCGACGCATTGGCCGGTGCACGTGACAGCCATCATCCACCCGCTCACCCACGGACGGTTCGACCCCGAGAACGCGGCCCCCATGGTCAAGGCGATACTCGACGGCATCACCCAGTCAGGCTACTGGCCCGACGACAACGCCATATACGTGACAGGCCCCGACTACCGGCTCGGCGAACCCAGCACGCAGAAGGGCGTCTACCACATCACCATCAGAATCGAGGACACGAAATGAGCTGTCAATACAAGGTTTTCCCGGTGTTTTGGACTGGCAGTGGCATTAATCGTTGCTTGTCCAATATTGAGTTGCTTGAAAAAGCTCTGAATGATGGTTGGAAGATTGTACGAATGGACACCATCCCGCCACTGGAAGTCCCATGTGACGCACTCGTCTACATTCTCGAAAAGGAAAGCGAGGACGCGAAATGAGCAGGACTGATACCACCGCCATGCTGTCACAACTGGTGGAGAGAGGTAGACGATGAGCGGGACCCGCCGATATCGTAAGCTCTCCGCCGAGGCGTTGGGCACGCTGCTGAGGCTTATCTCTGAGGATGAGTTGACGCCGAAGCAGATCGCGGAGCGCGCCGGAGTGTCACGCCAACAGGTCTACGAGTACCGGAAGAAACTCAAGAACCATGAGCAGACCGCGCCGTTGACCGACATGTCCACGCTTGTGATCCATCAGCGAGTCGTCTTCCGCCCGGACATGACCAACGAGAACCCGGATGACGTGAACGGGCCGAGCCTCATCGACCCGGACAGCAGCTTCGAATGTTCCCGATGCGGCCAGTCCATGAGCCGTGAATGGTTCACCATCGAAGGCAACCGAATCAAACCGGATTTCCGCTATTGTCCCGGCTGCGCGGGCGTGGCTACCCCATACAGGGATGACACGATAAGCCCCGATGTGAGGGAGTCCGGAGATGGGCAACTGGCGTGACAAGGCCGCTTGCCGTGACATGGACCCTGACTTGTTCTTCCCCACCACACGGAAGGAGGAACGATTGGCCCTCAAAGCCTGCTCCACATGCCCGGCGATACACGAATGCGCACGGTACGCGGAACATGCCCTGATAAACGGCTACCCGCTGCAAGGCATATGGGGCGGCATAAACAGAAGCAAAAGCAACAACTACAAGGACAACGAAACGGAGATAAGCGAATGAGTATCGCGGACGATGAAGCCGAGAAGGCGTATCCGACCCGCCACTGGGAAGGAACGCATGTCAAGGAACAGTTTTGCTGCGACACGGACGATCTACAGGAAGCGTACCTGCGCGGCCGCAACGCACCACCGGCCGATGCCGAGGTCGAGGCCGTGGCGAAAAGACTGTGCTACCTCTCACAACCGCCACTCTGGTTCCCGACCGAGCCGCCAGCCGAACAAGAGAAGAACCTATGGCGGAACATGGGCATGTGCGACGCGCAAGACGAATGGCTTGACAAGGCACGAGACCTGCTCGAAACCGCACGGAAGGCGGTAAACGAATGAGCAAGACGATCAAGTATGTGGAATGCGCCCACTGCGGCGAGGTTGTCGGCGCATATTACGTGACATGCCCCTACTGCGGGTACAAGCTCGACGAGCCGGAACCGTTCTTCCCGCTCTTCCTCAACTAGGACGCGAACCAGCCCGGAAAGGAGATTGACCGATGGCAAGGCGCGGATACGTGCAGCTCGTCAACGGCTTCTACGACAACGACAAGGTGCGGGACCTCGTGCGCAGGGGCCGCGCCGACTCTGTGGGCGTGTACTGCATGGCCCTCTCGTTGTGCGGCGACAGGCTCACGGACGGTTTCATCCCACGCCGCGCCATGCTCTCCAACATCGGTGCCACCCCCGAACAGGTGCGGGCGCTCGTGGACGAGGGGATGCTCGAAGCGGTCGAAGAAGGCTGGCTGATCCACGACTACACCGAGCACAACCGCACCAAAGAGCAGGTATTGCACGCCAGGAAGAAAAGCGCCGAGCGCGTGGCCAAGCATCGCAACGAATCCGATGTAACAGCGTTACATCGGAACTGTAACGCTGTTACATCGGGACAAACACCAGAACACCAGAACACCAGAACCCAAAAGAAAGAGAAAGAAGAATATTCTTCTTCTTTCTCCAAAGAAAGCGTGAAGGATTTCGGTGAGTCACGGGAGTGCTGCGAAACGGACAAGACGCTGGCCGTGGAATATCCGAACCTCGACCTCGAATCCGCATGGCTCGCATTCGCAGGCCGCCACCAAGGCGAAACACGCTCCGTCAACGACTGGACGCGACTATGGAAAGGCTGGTGCCAACGCAGAGCCAACATGAGCGGCATACCACCCTCGAAACGCCACATACACACATGGCAGTGCGAGCACGTGCTACAGGCGCTCGGACGCGACGGGGAAACCGCCACGCCAGACCAACAAGCCTGCCAGATGGCGAAACAACTCAACAAGGAGGAAAACGCGAAATGAACAGCAGAACCACCACCCATCCCACGCACGAAGAACTAGCCAAAGCATGGCGAGAAGGCTACGCCGCAGGGTGGAAAGACCAGGAATGCGACTTCCCGCAATATACAAGCGAAAACCCATACAAGCATTTACTTCGAAAACAGCAAGGGAGGGAGGCAGGACGATGACCGAGCGTGAGGGATACTGCGTGAGCATCCGCGAATCCTACAGAGCGCCCGACTCCACGCCGGTCGGATGCGCGGTTGTGTTATGGGCTTGGAGCAGTTACGACGAAACATGGTGGTATGCGGCCAGGCGTGAATACCTGTTCGCGGACTACAACGGCAGCCGCAGGAAGGCGTTGCGGCAGGCGAGACGGGACGCGAGAAAACTCGCCGGAATCTTCGACTGCACTAACCATGACATCAACGAGGAAGGAATGTGGCAATGAACGGCGTGGGCACGTTGGACACAAGCATCTTGGACGGCTACATCGTCCGCCCGAAGGGTGATATGAGACGGTATACATGCCGAGTGTACAAGACGCTCCAAAAGGCATCGGATGTGGCGCAGGAGCGCGCCGACTCCCGCCACAGGCCGTACGAGGTGCGTGCAGCCTATGAGACTTCGCAGCGGATCATTAAAACCATCGAACCAGGGGAAAGCAAATGAAGAAAATACTCGAGAACATGATCATCAAATGGCATCAGGCCGGATACACGCTCGACGAAATCGCGCCACTCATGCCACAAGTGCCCAAAGCCGCAATCGCGGCCATCATCCACCAGCACGACAAGGAGATCAGACTTTGACCGACTGCCAGCACTGCCACAAGCCAATGAAACCGGCGTCCGCGAACATGCTCTGCGCAAACTGCCGTGAAGACTACTGGCAGCTCATCCACCAACTCGGACACGTCCAACTACCAGCCCTGCGAAGCATCATGCTCCGCCAGGCACACATCGGCCCCGCAAGCCACACGCCAAACAAAGGCAACGCGCCACTACCCATCGACACCCGCGCACAAGACCTCATCACCGAATCAGAAGCATGGCTCGCCGAACAAGCAGGCAAAATCAGGACGCAATACGGCAACCTGCCATGGAACAAGGCATGGCAGCGCATCATCGCCAACAAACACACCATATTGACGATGAGCACCGCAGCAGACGACTACACCACCCTGCAACACATCACCAGACGCAACGAACAAGCACTGACACCAGAAGAGGCCATGGTCATCATCGGCACCTGCCCAAAATGCGGCCACCAAGCCACCAGCACGCCACACGCCGAAACATGGACATGCCCACACTGCAAATGGCAAGGCGGAGTCCAAGCCATCAAAGCCGAACGCGACAACAAACTCTGGCAACTCGAATACACCGGAAAACCAGTTGAAGTCGCACGCTACCTCGCCAAAATGGACATCCACTGCACCAGCGACCAGATCCGCCAATGG